AACTGTTGGAGTTGGAAAATCATTTAATTCCTTAAGGCTTGATTGGACATTAAAAACAGTATCTCTGATTTTCTTTGTGTTATCTTGTACCCAAAAATCAAAATCTGTTCCATTCAATTTCTTTGTTTTAACTCTGATATCATTTCCAACTGCAAAGGAGCGTTGTTTAGCCATTAAGTCCATTGTAAACATATCCTGATTATACATCTTTTCCCCATCTTTCGCAACATACTTGCTATACCACTCTTTATAAGTCATATCGGCAGGTACTAGCTCGGTCTTACCTGTCACTGGATTTCTTGCTCTGCGCTTCAGCTTGCTGTAGTCTGCGTCCTCGTCGTATGCGACAGTAGTAGACCTACACCACGGATGCATAGGTGGACAATTGACGCCAGGAACGGCCTTATCCCTATCATAGACCTGATTGTCATGCTCTTGACAAATGCGTGATGTACGCTTGTCTAAAACTGCCACAAAGATATATTTCTCTATGTCTGCTTCTTCATAGCTGAGTAATTCCATCTGATTATGAAAAAAGGCTGATTCTGTCCGAACCAAACGCCTTGCATCATTCTGACCTACACTGAACCGCTCAGCGATTGCTTGTGCAGTTTCTCGTGTGTCTCGGCCAGTCATAAGGCTCATGAGTAGTTCATCTTTTATGCTTGAAGTAAGCTTCCCTGTGTTCTTCCAGATGTTTGTTGAGTACGTACTTCCATCTCCTACCCAACTAAAAGACTGTAGATGTTTAATCTCGCTCTCAGGAAGCCCAGAAAAGCCATATGCCAGCCCTGTCTGCTGCTGCAGGTCAAATGTAGCCTTGTAATAACTATCCTTCATCAGGTCGCTGTAAAAGGCGTCTGAGCCTGTCTTCTCCGAATGATAGATAGATTCACGCATACGGTCTAAATCGTCGCTCAAACGCTCCAGGCGCTTCATACGAAAAGAATAAGCTGGACTGTCCAAATCTGCAAGTAATCGTTGGATGTTCGGGTCATTCGGTCTTGCTTCAAGCACCTTACGAAGTTCATTCAAGTTTTTCTTGTCTTTCATGTTCTTCAAGACTTGTCTAGCATCTACCTGACTTAAACCATAATCGCGTTGGAACTTATCGAAAATCTTATTGATTTCCTTATCCAAGTAGATCTTAGCTTCTTGATAGATCTTATCGAACTGGTCTGCCTGCTTTTCGGCCTTGTCCATCTGCTGGTAAATCAGATTGGCTTTCCTCTTCGCCCAATACTCCTGATTCTTCATCCTCTACCTCATCTTCAGGTTTCGTGTTGTCTTGGTTGAACATCGGCATGTCCTCCATGTTCTTCTTTTTCTCTTCTTCCAAGGCTTCCAGTTCAGCGTCAGGGTCTTCCACGAATGGCAAGAGAGAAATAAGCTGCCTGTTGGTCACTTTGCCTTCAAGGTTGTTCACAATCTGAGAAATCTCCAACAAATTCTTAGGTAAACCACGGCTAAACTGCGGAACAATTGAATGAGATTCTAAAGCAATCTGCTTCATGCCCAAGTAATGAGCAAAAATTGCAATACGCTGACGCAATCCACGCTTGTAGTTCGCTTCCTTGGTCTTAGTAATCATCTCAAGGCCCATTAGCTTGAATTCCATGGCTACGCCTGACGTGTTCCCTGCGAAGTTCTCATCAGTAAGATTCGGCACATGACTAAATGTGTAGATATCCTCTTTAAGAGCCGTGCGCAAGATTTCCGTGGCACTTTCGTCCAGCGTGTTCTTCAAGAACTCAGCTCTCGCACTATCTCCCGGTAATTCCAAAAGACCTTCTTCAGAAAGAATCTTCATCGCTACCTTAGCATCTTCTGGTGTGTCTGCTAACTGTGTGCCATATAAGACAAGGATAGACTCTACTGCCTGTTCCTTGTCATTGACACGGTTACCCATCAAGGAATTATAAGCATCAATCAAGCTAATCTGTTGCTCGTAGTCGCCAATGGCAAAGTGATTATTGCGATACTCGATAATCGGAATCTGTCCAAGGTTGTGAGGTTCTACTTGCTCATTCTGAGTTGTTCCTGAATCTGTACTTCTCAGGACCATGTGATAGTGTAGATTCTCTGTAAAGACCTCTGCTTGGTACTTAGTCGTGTCTTTTGTATCGTCCTTAACTTGATAGTAATAAACCGCAAACAGAGGCTTACGCTCAATGCTATCATCATAGACCATGAAGGTATTCTCTGGATCAATACTAGTTGAGTCCAACTCAGTCAATCCCTCTTTAGCATAGATGTACTCATAAGCACGTCCATAAATAGCCATGTTTAAAGCATTCTGCGCATCTACTTGGTCAATCTCAGCACCGTCAAAGGCTGTGAGTAATTCATCGATATCACCTTCAGCAGTGTTATTGTACTTGATAGGATTGCCCATAAAATAGCCTGTAGCCGTGTCTGCGATATCCTTGGCATGATTAGCTACTGTTTTATAATTAGGTGCGTTCTCGTTGCGTCTTTTGTGATTTAAGATAGCATGCTCACCCATGTAGTAGCTTTTTAAATCCTTCAAACGTGAGCCTTCATTGCTATGTTTCGTTATCAATTTGTAAATCAGGTCTTTCTTCAAAGAACCCTCATCATATCCATCTCGTGGATAAGTTAAATATTGGTACATGTCTTTCCTCTCTATAGACCATAATCAGAACGTCTGCGGACGGTTGCTTTCCCACCTTCGATACATTGAAGGCTATAACGTAGCGCGTCCATCAAGTGGTTATTTTTATCTTCTGGCTTGTTCAACCAGTTGCCTTCTTTATCTCGCTGGTAACAGTAACTATAAAATTCATCCATGATATGTTCACAACTTGGATGTACATAAATAGCGTATCCTTGTAATTTGGACACGCCTGCCATGATACTATCCTTACCTTTCCGACTCTCTTTAATTCGAGTTATCCCATGTTCTGACCTGAGCTCTTCAATAAGTCGTGACTCTGCGCTATCTGCGATGATTGTCGAGCGATGATAACCTTTATCTTTTATCATCTTAGCGACTTCCTTGGTTATCAGACCAACTCTGTACGCTTCGTCAAAGATGTGTATTTCTTTCATTGTGTCATTTATCAGCGAACAACACAAAGCAGTCGGGTCGTGAGTAAAACCGAAGTCAAGACCGATACATAATTTATTAGCTGAATCTCGTAGTAATTCATCCTTATCGAAATCCTTGACAGTCACGTTCTCGTAGATTAAGCCTTCAGCAACTCCCCACTCGCCATCACAAACGATTCTAGCCCGTCTTGGGTTCGTATGATACAAATCCTCATAGCGCTTGATATCGACTTCATCAAGCCACTCATTGCATTTATAAGTAGTCGTAGTAGCGAATGTATCAGCCCGTCTCGTCTCTTCATCAAAGAACACACGCTTGAGCCAGTGCCTTTCGTTCCACGGGTTAAATGTGACTGTGATTTGTTTAAAGAAATCGGGTACGTCTAAGCTACCACGGATGGATTCAACTACTGTACTGAACTTATCTTCAGTCTCAATTTGATACGCTTCCTCGAACCATGCCCAACAAAGACTGCCGACATCGACCGTGATAGATGTGATTTTGAGTTCATCATCCAAACCACGAAATAGAATTTTTTGATCAGTCGCTTTTACAGTTATTTCAGGCAAAGACTCATTAAATTTAAATAAATGAGTCACACCTAATACGTTACACGCCCACTTGAAATCCGTATAGGTCGATTGTTTGTTCGTATTCGAATATCTACGAATGACAAGCAAGTTAGCCCAGGGATATTTCAAAAGACGGACAACATAATTTAAAGCGGTTGTCTTGGACTTCTTCGAACCACGAGACCCTTTGACTACACGATAAAGATTCCTTGAACGCCAGAACTGGCCGTATCCAGCTCCTACTGTCTTAGGCAGGTCAACAACAATATCATTCTGTTTAATCTGGTATGTCTGACTCATTCGCAAACACCACTGTTCCAGAAACGTCAGCCTCTACCTTGTCAGTCCAAAGCCTATGACGTTTCCCTAAGAGTTCAGCTGCCTTGATTCTATCTTTTGCTCCGACATCAATATCCGTAATCGTTTGACCTAATTCTCCTATGCTTATCAAGGTCTGTTCTTGCGTCTCTCCTCGCATTACTGATGTTAGGTAACTAAGGACTTCTTGCTGATCTGCAATTTTCTCAGAATCAAGTTGTTTCAACCGTTCATCTATATAGCTTTTAATCTTAGGATTCTTTAGTAACTTATGTCCTTCAACGCCTGCCACTCTATCACTAGAAGCACGATAACCTGCTTTCTTATAAGCTTCCGTCGCATTACCTGAGATGATGTACTCATCTGCGAATCTCTTTTGTTTTATCCTCAATCCATTCAATTTTCCATCACCACCTTTCAAACAATCAAAAAAAGCCACACGATGTGTGACCTTTTTAAAACCTCTCTCTGCGAATTAAAATCGCAATTGGAACGACAGGATTCGAACCTGTGACATCATCCGTCTACCATATATCCATTAACCAGCATGAGACTACTGCTTTAAACGAGTGACTTTTGATAACTTATAGTTTATTATCTTGTCCACAAATATCCCTACTTGTATCACTCATGCACGATTGGTTAGACCAATCACTCCTTACATCGCAAACTACTAAGCCATTTTTCAATTAACGAAGCCCCCGCTAAAAGTCTAAGCTGCTTTACTCTTTGACTTTACTCTCATCCTTGCGAGACTTGAGCAGGCAATCTAATTGCCGAAGTACACTTTCATTTACGACGGGCGATGACTTTTGCTTTTTTGAGTTTTTTTCTATCTTGAATAGCCTTAAAATATAAAAATCATCTTTTCATCTATCACAGACACGCATCGCCATGTGTTTCATTCTCTTTTGAAGAACAAAATGCACAGCGCCTGCTTGTTATCGATTGTTTTGCGGACAATCGACTCACCTTACATACTTTTGGGAGGCACCCAATTTTTGTAAGATATGGTATTAAGCTCTTGTTGCACCTCGAACCAAATACCTCTTTCCTCTTATAGACTCGTTTCACAGCCAAACTGCCACGTTTGCATTTCCTCAGCACCTTGCCGTCGGAATCTGTCTGCTTTAACTTCGCCCACCTATTCCAAAACTGAAATAGTTAAGATTAAATTGCTTAGATTGACCATTGCTGGCAGGATGTTTGATAGATTTAAAAACATCCTTTTCCTGAGTTACCACAGATTATCTAGGCTAAGCCCTAAAACTGCAAGACGACTACTACCTTGCGTGTTAATTAGAAATAAATTTTCTGATTTTTTTGTAGTCTTTACAACCTCTGA